AAATGAAAGGGATTGGTTGGTATCATATGACGGTGCAGGTCAGAGTGTAAAGATTGACAGTGTAGACGGGGTAGCCCCAGTTGACAATGCGGACTTATACACAAAACTAGTTGACCTATTAGATTGATCGTTCCGAATGACGAAATAGTTGACATTGTTTATTATTTCTTCTAAACTAAATTAACCTCATATGTATTGGTCTGTACATCAGCATATGAGGTATGTGCAGACTAGTACAGAAACTCCTCATACGCTGGGGAGTTTTTTTATACGTATAAGAAAATGAAACAAACATTTAAAGTAGCTTCACTCAAATCCGTTGGCAAATCCGTCAATGTTATATTTACCAAGGAAGTAGAAGACAGAGATGGTGAAACTGTCATGGTAGATGGAATAGACCTAACGAACTTCGCAAAGAATCCAGTAGTTTTAAATACGCATAAGAACGACGACATTCTTGACATTCTTGGTACTGCCGAGAACCTAAGAAAAGAAGTCGATGCAAATGGCAAAAAGATGCTTACTGGTGATATTAAGTTTGCAGACCATCCAAAGGCAAAGTTTGCTGAACAAATGGTAAGAAGAGGAGAATTGAATACAGTATCTATTGGTTTTAGGGTTGTTAAAGGAGGGTTCGACCCTAGTACAAACACTATAACTAATAGTGAGTTATTCGAACTTTCATTCGTACCTGTTCCAGCTAATCCAGAAGCATTGGTTAGAAGCAAGCAGGCTAAGTTCCATGAACTTACAAATGCGATTGACACCATGAGTGATGCAGAAGATGTTTACAAAAGACTAGCAAACTATGAAGATATTCACCCTAAGATGAAAGAGGTTAGAAAGATGTTCTTAAGTGAAGAGTTTTGCGGAATGATCGAATATGAGAAGACAGGAGACGAACTCGTAGATTACAAAACAATCTACGATCTTATTGTTACCAAACTCGCTTCTGAAGAAGAGGCAGATGAAGAACCTGAAACAAAACCTGAGGAGACCCCGAAGGAGGAAGATTCAAAAGAAGAGGAGACCCCTCGAGAAGAATCGGACCCAGGTGACGAGCCTGTCACTATGGAAGAGGTAAGAGAGGTTATTAGTATTTTATATGATGGCTTAAATTAAAATGACAGACAAAGCAATGACTCGAAAAGAGTTGAAAGCATTTGCTGAAGAGTTGGCTGCAAAGAATGCTGCTGCAATTGAAAAATCAAGAAAAGCAGTAAACTTGAGTGGCGACATGGGGGATAAAGTAAAACTAGAGGTTCACAAAAAACTAGAACCAACAGTTAAATTCTTTAACGCCCTACAAAAAGAAGATATGGATACTGTAAAAAGTATGCATGAAAGTAGAGCAAAAGCTCTTAACGAAGGAACTGGTAGTGCAGGAGGATTTCTTGTGCCAATCGAGTTCGAAAAATTCGTAAACAGAAAAGTCGATGACTTTAATGTTTTAAGAAGAAGCGGTAGAGTATTACCAATGTCTTCTAACCAAAAGAACCTAAACGAGCTTGTAACAGACGTTGCAGTATCAATCATTGGCGAAGGGGCACAAATCACTGAAAGTGATCCAGTGTTCGGAGAACCAATCCTAACAGCAAGAAAATATGCTGCAATCACAGCATGGACTAACGAGTTGATGGATGATGATGAAACAGATATCGGACTTGCTAACCTACTTGCAGAAAGATTTGCAGAAGGAATCGCTAAGAAAGAAGAAGATGAGTTTGTAAACGGTGTAACAGCTGGATCTGAAGGACTACTTCAGGTTACAGGAACAACTGCTGTAACAATGGCAGCTGGTAAAACATCTTTTGCAGACGTAGAAGTTAGTGACATATTCGATATGATCACAAAGATCCAAGAATACTCACTAATGGAAGCAAAGAACGCAAAACTATTCATGAGTCCTTACACATGGCAGGCTTTGAGCAAGGATCAACCAACTAACGCTACTTACTACCTAAACCCTGTACCAGGTGGACAAACACCACTACAGATCAAAGGTGTACCAGTAGAGCTAGTTAACGCATTCCCTGGCCTAGCAGAAGATGCAGTAAGCACAGGATTCATTGTACTTTCTGACTTGAGCAAACATCTATTCATTGGAGATAGAAAAGGAATGTCAGTTAAAGTAAGTGAAGATGGAACAGTAGGAGCAAACAACCTATTCGAAGAAGACAAGAGAGCTTTGAGAGTGGTTAAGAGAACAGCAAATACTACATCCCTAGAAAGTGGAATTGTTGTACTAGAGACAGCAGCAGCATAGGGTATTAATCTTTGGGGAGTGAGGAGGTCGCTCCCCAATAATTAGGACCTTAATTATTACCTAAATATTATGAAAGTCAGAGCTTTACGCAATGTGGCTTATGATTCTATTGGCCGTAAATATGGAGACGTATTTGAGATGCATAAGGATCACTACGATAGATACAGCAAAGATGTAGAGATAGTTAAAGAAAAGAAAAAGAAGAGAGAAGTACCAAAGAACAAGAAGTTAAAGACAAAAAAAACTAAATAGTTAAACACACACAATGGCATTAACAACATTAGACAAAGTTAAAGAGTATTTAGGGATCGATAATACCGATTCTGATGCTGAGTTGACAACACTAATTGCCTACTCTGATGCTGTGATTAAGAAGTATTTAGGTAGAAACATCGAAGAGATAGCTATTACTGATGAAACACACGAGACACTGAGGTTTCAAAGTGATGTTTATTTAAGAGAGTATCCAGTAAACACCGGAGAGACATTCACGATTACCTTTGATGGTGATGCGATAGATAGTACGGCATACGAACTAGACTCCGAGTTGGGAGTAATATACTTCGAGACTTATAACGGATCTTTTGAGAGGGGTATTCCGGTGAACACATTCGGCGTATCCAAGACCAAGCTAAAAGTGAGCTACACGGGTGGTTATGATCCAGTACCTGACGATATCGTACTGGTAGCTACTATGTTAACAGCAGATCTATTTAAGAGTGGTGGTGGAGGAAACGCAAGTGGAATAGGAACAGGTGCAGGACCAATCAAGTCTGAAAGACTAGGTGATTACTCAGTTACATATGGAGTAACGGATCAGGATGCAGGTGGTACATACGATATTAGTAAGATGCTTAGCAAATACACGATGATCTTAAATAACTATAGAAGATTACACGTATGATAGACAGATTCATAAAAGAGGATGCAGTAGTTAATAGGTTGAGCACTGCTACTAAAGTGAAGAGAATACTCACACTTGGTAGCACACTGAAGGTTAGTAAGCCACAACCAAAGAATGAAATGGATCTAATAGTGGGACAGCATACGATTAAATACTACATATATACAGGCTTTAATACAGACATTGTTGTAGGAGACTACATAGATGTATTAGGAGAGACGTACGCAATAGCAGAAACAGAGCCTTATCAGGAAGGTAATCTACAATTTAAACGATTAAAAGCAGTTAGAGACTAATGGCAATACAGGTAAAAGGCTTCGACAAAATGTTAGACAAACTAGAAAACATTAAGAATGTAGAGAAGAAGTTAGCACCTGTTATTAGAAAGACAACACTAAAGGTGGAAGCACAAGCAAAGAGAGAAGCACCAGTTGATACTGGAGACCTAAGGAATAGTATCGACTCCAAATTTCAAGCTAAAGGGAATGTTCTAGTAGCTAGGATAAGGGCAAACGCTAAGTATGCAGAGTACGTACACGAAGGTACAGGGATCTTTAAAGGTGGAATGGACAGTCCTTCAACAGGTAGGATTAGGGCTGGAACAACAAATTCAGGATCAGGTGGTATTAGACCCAACAGGTTTATGACTAGAGCAGAGAAATGGGCAAAAGAGAACGATGTTTTCCGAGAGGCGTTAAATCAAGAAATAAGTAAATTACTCAGATAATATGGCAGCAACAGATTTAAAAACAATTAGTGATGAGATCATAAGTTTGGCAGGGAGCATCCCTGTTACTACAACATTCGACGGATTCGCCGACATATTCGATTATGTTCCAGATCTTGCAGAGCTAACAGGTAGTCCAATACTGGTTGTTGTCCCATCCAGTGCAACGTCACCATTTGATACTACGTTTGAAAACAATGATACATATACGTTTAATCTAGATGTGTACGTAGCAGATGATGACAACACAACTAAAAGTATTCTAGAAGATCAGATGAAGTACTCAATTGGACACTTGATGGAGCAGTTCAAGGTTAACTGGGAAAGAACATGCGCATCATGGAGGTCAATAGATGTAGTGAATTGGGATTATCAGTTTAAGAATGGATATAGAAGATCAACACTAGTATTAACAATCGATAAACTAACAGACACACAGACATATACCGAGTAATTTAATTATTAAACAAGCGTAATGGCAAAGAAGAAGAAAGAAGAGAAGAAGGAAGTAAAAGTTGAGAAGAAGTGGAATGTGGGGGGTAAGACAGTATCAGCAGCAACACTAGACGAAGCTATAAAAAAAGCTAAATAATTTATATATATTTAATTAACTAAAATGGCAACAATCGGACGAAAGCAAGCAGTTGGAATCGGATTGCAGACTACAAGAGGTACAGCTGCAGATGCAGACTACTGGATACAAAAGACTGCATTCGAATTTAACAGAGCAGTGAACCACCAAAATGATGAATCAGCACTAGGCGTAAGTGCAGACTCACAAGGAGTTGGGGTTTCTCAGAAATCAGCAGTAGCATCCCTATCAGCTTACTTAGAAGTAGCAGCAGCAGGACTGTTTGAGTGGGCAGCTGGTGAATCATATGCAGACGCAGCAAACGCAGATGCATCAGGAATAGTTTATGACCACACATCAAAAGGTGGTATCGATCCATGCATCGAAAGACTACTTACAGTACAAGTGGATGATCCTTGTTTAGAGGGTGACCAAAGTATCGCAGACGCAATACTTAACACATACACAATTAACGCAAACACAAGTGAAAGAATGTCTTGTGATTTCGAGTTTGTATCTAAGCACCCAGAAGCAGCATCACACACTACAGCATTTACAGCACCTACTAATTTTTTCGGAAAGAACGTAACTGTGAAGGTTGCAAGTGCAGTATCAGGACTATCAGGTGCAAGTGCAATCCCAGTTAAGGGTATGGCATTCACAAGAAACTTCAATATTAACAACGACGACAACGCATTTAACCTAGGTGATGTAGATATCGTAGACCACCACAAACAAGAGTTTGGTGCAGAAGTAACATTGAATAAGTTCTTGGAGAACCAAACATATATTGACGCTATGGAAGCTGGAACAGAGTATGCAATGGAAATAAGTATCGTTGATACGGCTACTACAATCGGTACAGCAGCGAACCCAGCAATCGTATATACATTCCCTAAAGTGAGTGTTCAATCAGTAACAGGTGGTGATAACGCATCGCTAAGAACTGAAGATCTAACACTAAAGGTTCACTACGGTGAAGATGATGTGGAAGCAGCAAGCTACCAATGGAAATCTGTAACTACTAACCTAGTAGCTAACTACGAAGTTTAGGTTTAAATTAAAAACCGCTAAATATTATGACAAACAAAAAAGACAAAACTAAAGATCTAACATTGGAACTGCCTAATAGTGGAGACAAGCTAATTTTTAAGGACTTCGAAGCAGAGCCACCAAGAACTGACATATTGATAGACCTATTTAATATCCCCGGTTTCATGGAGGGTAAAAATAATCTCTACTTAGCACCAATAGTAATAAGGCAGGGGATAAGTAAGAAGGGCCAATTAATAGACATTACTATGGATTATGTTAGGGGATTGAGCTTTGAAGATGGGTTAGCTCTAAGTGTTAAGGTGGCAGAGAATTTCCGTTTTTTAGTTTCGCTATTGGGATCTACGAAGAACTCAAAAAAGAAGGAATCAAAAACAAATACTCCATCAAAGGAATAATAGCTGCAATAGCTATGGAGTTAAGTATAAGCCCAATAGAGGTAGAAAAAATAGATCTTGAATATTTCTTTATATTCTTTAAAAAGATAGGTGGCAACAGAAAATAAAATCGATATAGTAATCGACTTACAAACAAAGAACGCAGAGGCACTGGCTAGGCTAGAGAAGCAGCTCCTGAAAACCAAGAGGGGTTCGGAGGAGGCAGGAAAGGGCACTAGGTCCTTCACTAAGGATATGATAAAAGCCGAAGTAATTGTCGGAGCATTTAAACAAGCACTTGGCTTGGCTACAAACGCATTTAAGCAACTATCAGCAGCGACGCTTGACTATAGCAGGGATGCAGCAAAGATACGTGATCTACAGAAAGGTTTTGCAAGATCGTTTGGTGAGGACACTGTTAGTAGTCTAAACAAGTTGCGAGAAGCATCAGGTGGAACAATTAACGATCTTCAACTAATGCAGGCTGGTAACAGATCCGCTCTATTGGGTGTTACAGACGATGTAGGGCAATTAAGCCAACTAATGATTACTGCAAGGTTGAGAGGTAGGGAGATGGGACTTGATACTACACAAGCTTTTAATGATATCGTAACCGGTATTGGTAGGGGTAGTCCTTTAATTCTTGATAATCTTGGTATTAAAATCCCGGACGCACTAAAGGCTACATTTGAAAGTATGTCTGAAGCAGAAAAGACACAAGCGATATTAAACTTTGCTATAGAAGATGGGCAGCAATTACTGGAAGAGTATGGTGGCGTTCTGGAGTTAACAGCCAGTGAGAAGTTTGGCCTATTTGAGGCAAGTATGGACAATGCTAGGTTTCAATTAGGAGAAATGGCATTGGACGTACTAGATGCGACAGGTGCAATGGATGGACTCAATAGTATAGTAACTTGGTTGGTAGATACATTAACCGAGGCTGGTCGGATACTTATGGATGATGAAGTCTTTATGGCTGATCTAAACATAGCGGCTAATGATTTAAGAAGTTCAATCGCTAAACTAACAGGAAACGTTGATGGGTCATCTGATAGTGCTGAGGATATGGCCGGTATGATTGGTGATCTAATAATAGCTTTTGTTGAGGTATCTGCAGTAATAGTTAATACAGCAGCAGACATTAGAAACTTCACAGATGCAGTGGGTGATGCAATATCCAAACTGCTTGAATTACTCGGATTACTCGATCAAGTAGATCTGAAAAAGAACTTCGGTGTTACAGAGGCTGGAGGGATCAATATCCAAACGGAATTTGGAACCACTAAAAACGTACAAAAGTCAGGCGATCTAACAACTGTTACAGAGACAGCAAACTTTAGTAAGGGTGGTATAGTCCCAAATAGTCCAATCTACGCATCGAATGGATTCTTCCAACCTAAAGGTACAGACACGGTACCAGCAATGTTAACACCAGGTGAAATTGTACTACCTAAAGGGGTAAGTGATTCAATTAGAAGCATTCTAACAGCAGGTGGTGGAGCAGCGGTAGGTGGGTCATCAATGTCAGCAGAATCACACACGGCTGGTATTGATGAATACTTCAATCAGTGGATGAGTAGAATAAGTGGTATGGAGAGTGAGCAGATTCGAATAGAGGAAAGCTTACAATCATCTAGGATCGAGAATATAGAAAACGAAACAAACCAAAGAATAGAGGAGCTAAAATTCAGAGCAGCACAAGAAATAGCTGAGTTTGAAGGAACAGAACAGCAAAAGGAGGAATTTAGGAGAAATGTGAGAGAGACGACAGAAAGAGATATCACAGACATGATATTGGAGGAAAACAAGAGAAGAGCAGATGATTACCTTGCTGAGATGGAGCGTGTTCAGGACGAAATAGCTAGGCAACAAGCAGAAGCCACAAGAATCGAAGAGGCTGCTGCATTGCAATTATCAAGACTAAGAATAGAAACAATAGAAGACGAGACAGAGAGGAGGATTGAATCATTAAAGTTCGAATCAGAACAAGACATTAAGAACTTCAAAGGAACAACAAGACAAAAGAGAGAGTTTGAGAAACTAACCAAAGAACTACTAGATAGAGAGCTGGCAGAAATCGAGCAAAGAAACAATCCGGCAGCACAACAAGCAGTATCCATTGATCTTAACAGGCCAATTAATATGCCAATCAATATTGGAACTATTAACGAGAACGTTGATTCAAACAATATGATTAAGCAGATAGTTAGATCAATACAACATCTTGAATTAGGAATAGCATAATGTTAAATACAAACCAATTAAACACAAACAGGTTAAATAATGTCTTCATAAACCTTGGAGATGCGGCTACAGCTGCTACAGGGCGTGTGATATTCAATGGGTTTAGTCTAGATAATGGATCATCATTAAGACTTATCAACGCTGGTACAGACTCATTTACTAGTAGAGAAGTTAACGTTGTTAATGCTGCTAGAGGAAATGGACAACTAATCAGATCGATATATGAGAGAACAAAAACTCTTACATTCAGAGTAGGATTAAAGGTTGGAGATAAGGCAGCAGCACATGCATTACTAGATACGATATCAGCTAATGTAATGACTACAGAGGCAAAGGATCTTGAATTGAATATAGACGGCGTTGAAACAAGGGTGTACAAAGCGGTACTTATTAATGGTGACACATTAGTTAATAGACTAAAGAACCCAAGAAACAGAGCATACATAGACTTTGACTTCAGATGCTACACACCATTCGCTAGAGCGGTAGACACAACTGAGCAGTTTACAGAGAACTTCACATCAAGCACAAGGGATAGTATTTTTGAGAACACAGGTACAGCACCAACGTTCACGAATTTAATATTCTTTATCAATAGTGCATCGAATCTAACACAGATACAGGTTGAGAATTTAACAACAGGACAAACACTACAGATCAATGCAACTACAACATTCAATGCAGGACAGGTATTAATAGTAGATGGAGATGCATTAACAATAGAACTTGATGGATCAACTACAGGGGTGGATTATGACGGTAGTTTCTTGAAACTTGATCCAGGAAGAAACACATTAAGATACACGATAACTTCAACGTCACACGACTTGAACATATCAGAATCAACTAAATTTAGTTTTTATAGAGGCGGTTAAATGAAAGTAAGAAACACCACCAGAGGTAAGTTACTAGCTGGAATATCAGCTGCACAAACATCTATAGTCCTTGATGGTACATATGCACCAGATCCAAACAACCCATCGGTATTTGGTGGTGATGCGTTCTGGACAACATCAGACGTAAACTCAAAACCAACTACTTCAATGCCAATACTTGGAAGGATTGCACAATACTCGGACAATAGTGCGCCAAGTGAGGATACATTAGTAAAGAGTGAGAACGTTTGGATAACAGATATTAGTAGTGATACACTAACAGTAATTAGAGGAGGAGGAAGAACAAATGGTACTAACTTTAGTGCTGGAGATTGGTTAGAAATCAATTGGAGTGAAGAGGTAGCAATGGCACATCTAGATATACTATTAAACAACGATCCTTATACTACATCATTTTTTAACTTATAAATAATGGCAACATTTACGAAATTAGAAGCCACTTACGATTCAGTAACATCTACTGGCGAACCTATTGCAATAGCAGGAACAGGTACTGGTAGTGCTACAACAATCCACTCAATCGCTGATGGTGATGAGGCGGTGGTAACAGTAACAGCAAGTAATATTAACTCTACAGATGAGACCTTTGTCCTACTAATCGGTGGTACAGCAGATTCTGACAAGATTAATACAATAGTAGCTGCGAACTCAACACGAGTAGTTCTTAATAGACAACTATTAAAAGCTAGTGGTGCAGCACTTGTAATCAGTGCATACTCAACAACAACAAACAAGGTTAATGTTCTTGTAGAGGTGTTAACAAAAGAAACCTTGAACACAACTACTTAATTTATTAACTGAGAAGTAATGACAGGAACACTAAAGCCATTATTGCCATATACTGGGGTCTCACAACCTACTTCGGTAGTGTGGACGGATGATGATTTTTTCTTGCTATATGACGATTTAGGATCTGCTGCAACTATAATGTCACTCAGTGTTGATCCATCAACTTATGCTGTGACACAAATAGATACAGGATCTATCTCAAATGTAGATAAAGATCCTGGGGAGGGAACTTTATCCATTGACCCAGTAAATAGGAGAGCATTGGTATATGCCAGAAACTCAACTAGTACACCACACACATACGCTTACTATACATATGACGCTAGTGGGAACCTGACAGAACAGGTAGACGGATCGAGCGGGGTAACAGCAGGTAGTAATGATCTTTGGTTTACATCGGTTTATTCAAGTACATATGATAGATTCTTTGTATTTTGGGTAGATGCTGGTGATGGTAGTGATTTAACGTACACCTATGGAACGCCTGGAGCATCCTCAATAACATGGAACACAAGTCCAATAACAGCAAAAGCGGGTACTATGAATATTAGAACTAGTGTTGTTCAGGTTGGTGGCGATACTGTTGTCGCTGCTTATATAGATGGAACAAGTCTAGAGATCATGGCAGGTACGCAATCGACTACCACAATCACATGGGGGACTGCTGTTAGTGTGGGTACGAGTGTGGGAACAGCATCGGTCCAGTCAGTGGCAACTGATGATAGTAATGTATATATTTCAAGCTACGATGGGACACAAATGTATGTTAAAAAATACAGCATAAGTGGTACGACACTAACCCTTGTAAGTACGGTTAATTTCCCAACCCCATATGCAGTAGACTCATCTGTTGGTGGGTTAAAACTACAATATGATACTATTAATGATTTAATCGTTGGTAGCTTCATATACACATCATCAAGTATTACCCAGTTATCTTTGTACGTTATACCCAGTGATATGAGCGGGGTACGTATATTCCCAGGGCCACAAGAAGGGGTAGGGGCTAATAGATTTGGGGCTATTGGAGCCTATGACGATGGTACAGGGGTTGTTACCCTTGGGCGAAATATAGAGGGTGATTCTAATGACCAATTTATTATGCCGTACGAACTTGAAGTGATCACAAGTGGGGGAACGGCAGGTCTCACAGGATCAGAAGACTTATTTCTATTAAAAGGTAAAACTAGAGCTTATGACCTCGCCTAATAAGGAGTTCTTAGTAAAAGTTAAAGATAGTTCAGGGACTTTACTAGCCAACCTAAATAAAGACTTGGTTACATCTAGTCCCTCAATTAGTTCACAGATAAACAATGGATACGGTGACGTTACACTGGATGTGGCTACTAGGTTTGATGATATCGACTCTTATCTTGCTGAGGGAAACATAGTTGAGGTATACGCAGTTGACTCTAATCACCCACTAGGTAGTCTGGTACACAAAGGAGTGATCACACAGGTCACACCATATGTTGCAAGTAACATAGAGGGTGTAAGACTAAATGTACTTGGATTTACAACACTTCTTAACAGAGTGTTCTATAGGGATGGTAGTACGTACACTATCTCTCATGCAGCGGTAGATCCTAAAGTAATCTTTGAGGATATCATTGATAAGTTCCAAGTAATATACGGTAGTGGTTTTGTAAGTTATACGGGATCAAGTATTGCGACAGTTGGAACATCGGTAACAAAAGACTTCGAAAACATTAAATCTTTTGATGCACTGAATCAAGCCTTTGAGCTAGTAGAAGGCGGATACATATGGTTCATAGACCAATCAGGGATTGTATACCTAAAAGAGATACCGAGTACGCCCACACACATATTTACAATTGGTAAGGATGTTGATAACCTAGAGATAGTAAGAACTGCAGAGACAATGATTAACAGGCAAAGAGTTACGTATGACGTGGGAACTATTACAGTAACAGACTCAGGAAGCATAACAGCGAATGGAGAATTTGAAGGACAGCCAGTATCAGACACAAGTTTAAACCTTGTTAGTGCTACAGAGGTAGCTACAGCAAGGGTTTTAAACAACAAGGAATTAAAGATAACAGGAAGGATAACAGTAACACCAGACTTTGATATAGAGCTTATACAAATTGGAGATACTTGTAAAGTTAGAAACTACAACTCTTCTACAGGGTTCGCACTAGACAATCAGTTGATAGTGAGTAAATCATATAACTGGGAGGGTGGTGTAACGCTAGAGCTTGGAGAGGTAAGAAACAATATTACTACTTTGTTGAAGAATGCATTCGCACCAAATACATAATGAGTAAAAAACTTAGGATACACACAGGGCAGGAATACGCAGGATTGACAATCCTAAAGGAAGTGGACCCTTTGGTCACACCAGGGGGGCAAAAATTTAGGCAGTGCCTTATACGTTGCTCGTGTGGAGAACTATTTAAAACACAGGCACATCACTTGAGGAGTGGAAACACTTCGTCGTGTGGCTGCAAAAGAAGGGAGGCCTTACTCTTAAGCAATACTAAACATGGGGAACGCCATACACGCATATATAGGATTTGGTGTAATATGAAGTCACGGTGTACGAACCCAAACATTAGGTCTTACAAAAATTACGGGGCAAATGGAATCGATGTGTGCAAAAGGTGGGAAAGCTTTGATCTTTTTTTTGAAGATATGAATAAGGGTTATAGGGAAGACTTATCTATAGATCGTATTAACCCATTCCTAGGTTACTCAAAAGAAAACTGTCGTTGGGCCACCCCAAAAGAACAGGCAAATAACAAGAGATCTAACTTTAAACCAAATACAAATGGCTAATATAAACATAGATATGGCTGCAGTCGATGAAATAACAAACAGACTAGCAGATAAAAAGATAACCAAAAAACAGAAAACTAACATGATAAGTAAGATCAAAAAAGAGGTTTTTGCTGATGTATTACTTGAATTAAGAAAGTTAGGAGTGATCAATGAAAAAGGAGCAAGTAGAAAGGCTGATTAAAGCCGTAGAGGGTGTCCAAGAGAGTATAATAATACTTGACACCAAACTCCGACAATACATGTTAGAGCAAGATACTATTAATAGAATATTTAAAGTGTACCATGAGCAACACCGACCTAGAAGTAAGGATAGCGAGGATAGAAGCTAATACAGAGAACCTGATTAAGAGCTTCGAAGACTTACGTGTAGATATAAAACAAAACTACGCAACTAAATCTGACCTCCAATATATGGAGAAATACTTCACCGATAACGTTAATGACCTAAAAGACAAACAAGAGAAGACTGACGATATCGTGGGATGGGTAGTAAAGACTATTCTAGGAGCAATAATATCTCTAATACTTAGCGCACTTGGATTTTTATTATTCAGATAATGATACAAACACTCAAAGACAATCACAGGGTCATACTTATCATTCTCGGCATTATATTACCCTTTACTACACTACTTTATATGGGGTGGACACTTATAATGCCACTGAGTTACTGGTTTGAATACACCGATGTAAGCTCTCTTAAAAAGAACTACGCACACAAAGATCTCATAACAATGCAAAGCACTAGAAACATATCTAAAGAGACAAAGGTTGAATGGGTGGACGTATTAAGATGTGATTTTGGAGAAGGGTTTGTTTTTTACTCTAACCAAGTCACGCAAGGTGTGATCGCTAAAGGAGAAGAGGAAACTACATGGGTATACGGTGGTAGCACACCAACGAAAGACTCTGTTTGTTATATGGAGTCTATCATCACAGCGGAACTAGATTTCCACATACAGAAGTCACAGACCATTAGAAGTAATGACTTCAATATCAATTAGTGTTATATTTAAATAGTTTATTTTAGTCCCTTTATATCATGGACGTAGTAAAATTAGATGCTGCAAAGAAAGAACTAGATGCACTAGCAGCAAGCATCAAAGCAGAATACGGATTGGCTTCTGTAGAAATCACAAAGGAGTACAACGAATCTGACTCAGATAAAGCAACAGTGAGAGGAGAGGCATAGAGCCCCTCCCCTCGTTAAGATATTAAAAGCGCTAAATGAAATTAGCAAACTTCTATAATACCGACTACGTAACGATTACGCAGAGTGGTCATGGTAACGCCCAAGGCAACGAAGCCTTCGATTTCATACTAAATTCAGGTGATGTAGGAAAACTATATGCGCCATGTGATGGGGACGTTCCCTGGCAACACGTAAGTGGGCAACTCAGTTACTTCAATTTCAACCTAGAAGATGGATCATACATTCAATTTGTACATTCTCTACCCACAAGACTCGGAAGATTTAAGAAAGGAAATTACCTTGGAGCTACAACATGGCACCATCATCATATCGGTATATGGGTCAAAGGAATTGGATGGCAACGAATACTCGAATACATGGACAGAGACATAACGCTCAAGTCTGGTGGTGTGTCAAACTACTGGACCAGCTGGTCTACTTATAAAGACAAACATTTAAATATTAGTGGGGAACCTATCGTGAGTGGAGACTTTACAACAGACGAATTTAATAAGGCAAAAGAGTGGAATGACAATATTGCAAAGGCAGGATACCTGGATGATGGACGTAAGATCATTAATGGAGACCTAACATCTACAGCAGAACAACAAATGCTTGTGGATTTATGGAGACTTACATGGAACACAATTAGTGGTACTGAACTAGAGAACAACTACAAACCAGAACATTGGTTGAGAGATCTAGCAGACTACCTAGAAAGATCTGACAAAGTATAAATTGTTTATTATTCTATTAATTATGGATGGTTGGAATTACACAAAACTAGGTAGTGCGATTGAGGAAGAATATAAACGACTAAAGAATCTTTGGCTCTCTCATTACTTAAATGAAAACAAAAGACAGAAACTAACAGTAAAATTAATCCTCATTGTTATATTTTTACAAATTATTAGCTTAATAAAATGATTCCAGATATATCACCTATGAGTTTAGCTGTTGGAGCATTGGTTTCACCAATTTCTTCAATCGTGATTGAAAAACTTCAACTTGAGAAGGGTGTAGATAAGAAGATAGTGGTGGGGTTAACCTGTTTGCTATTTGGTGTTGCTATCGCAGTAGGAGAGGGGCTTGCAGTTGGAAATTGGACTATACAAGGTTTTTTAATGAATATTATTACCGTTTTGGCGATATCACAAACAGTTTATGGGCTTGGTAAGAAAAATAATTAGATAATGGCACTTTTTATAAGGACTCTACTTTTGTAGGGTCCTTTTTTTTATGCAATTTAGGAATCAGAATACTAATTTACATAACATTTAAATACTATGTCTAGAAGAGGTTGGGAATTTACAAGGCTAACTAAGGAAATAGCTTGGAGGCAAGCAGTACAAAATGGTGATATACCAGAAGATGCTGATCCAAGTGAATATCAATTTCATCATCGTTACCCAGTGGAGGCTGCACGCAAAAGAGGCTTGGCACAATCCATTATCAGGGCAGCATGGAACTGTATACCACTACACAGGGATGATCATGTGGACCTCCATAATAGTGGGACTAACTTTGATCTTGCAGATGATGTGGAGGATGTACCGTATCAGCCAGGGTTGTTTGATGAGCCCTAAATAAGCTCTAACTGGTCAAACCAATTGTCGTTATAGTTGTAAGCCTTTTTAAACGCTTGTTGTCCGAGTTCTAGCATTCTTTCTATCTTTCTTTTGTAGAGTTGTTCTATTTCGTACAACTCATACCATTTATATTTTTGGATTGGGTTTGGCATTGTTCTATATTTGTCTGCTACTTCTTGGTCAAATGTTTCCACCATAAAAACATAGTAGTTATCTAAGTTGCCATGTAAATACGTATTACATGTAACACATTCTAGGTGGATATTTCTCTCATCTAATAAGATGCCGTGTCTATAGTGTCCTGCATGAGCCTCATCTGGTGATACCCAAGTGCCACACGCACAACAACGCCCTCTATGGCCGTCACCCCTTATGAAGGTATCTCTTATTCTTATGAATTTATGGATTTGCTTACGAGCTTCTCGCTTACGAGTTTTAATAGAGGTACTCACATTACCTTTTATTCCGAGGTTCTTTTTAATTCTATCTCCTTTCATGGTATTTATAAACTATATAGAGAGCATACTCCAGGAGTACTGCCCAAAATCCCCCTTTAAATACTCTCTATATAACTCACAGGTACCAATTCCAAGGGCCCAGAAACGCATACTGATTTCACCAATCCAGACCCTGGGAATTATTTAAAGATCCCTCATTCCCTCGTTGTAGCTAGTTGCATAACCAAGGTCGAAACCTTCTTTATGCCCTCTATTGACACCCTTTCTATACTCAAAGTAATTAGAGATGAGTATCAATATACCAGCACCTAAATTTAAACAGGTTAATACTAGAATAATCTTTATCATGATATATACAGAATACATTATTAATTATCCTTTGGCAACTTAGCTACATGCTTGTTGAACTGCTCACTTAAAAATGCTGTTACTTGCTGCTTATTATTGGTAGAAAACAGTACCTGCCCTTCTAGTGTAATACTTGCTTTTATAAAAGACTCTTCTGTTTTAGGGCTGGCAAGTAAGAAATATAAGAGTCCTGGTAGTAAGCCAAACAGCAATAGTAGACAACCAACACCCACACTCGCACCATCTGTATGTGTAGTCATTACGAAATAAACCTCTGTATCACCTCTGTGTTTAAGTAAGAACTCAGGGTAATACTGCGAAATCAACTGACTTGCTATGTCTAACTTCTCTTTGTTTTCCATTATTCTGTGCGTAAGTAGATAGTAAATAAGGTCTCATCGTGTCCTTTGTGTGTGTAATTAGTGGTGATTTCCACCCCTTTAAAATCATTTTTGTATTTACACCTGAAAGCTTTAAATAAATAATCTGTATGCTTTGGGATTCCTCTCCAAAGTACATAACCCCCTATGTGTCTTACAGTAGAAAGTAGTGTATTAGTCTCTATTGAGGTCATAGCAGTCAGAGGTAGTTCCAAGTCCTCATAGGGTTCTTTAATGGTATCTGATTCAGAGTCGTAACTGAAGTGCTCCATTATATTAATTCGTGATAAATAAAAGTACCTTTCGTTGTCTTTATAGATTGCTTGGTTTCATTGGGTCCACTATCACAAACTTCCTTTTGCCTACCGGTATGACATCTGGTATGCCAGCTGCTTGTCTTGCTGCACTAAGTGTGCCCCAAACCCTACGATAGACACCGGGACTTGGTAGTAACCCTCTTTCAAGATCACTATTCAGTGGTGGCCTCTTATGTTTTTTATAGAAATCAACCATGTATTTCTTTAACATCTTAGGTGAGTATTTTTCCTTTCTTATTTCCTTTTTACTCTTCATCCCCAACATCTTTAGTGCGTTTGGCCAACTACCAAATGTTTCGTATATAGTCCCAACAAATCGTGTGCCGTTAATCCTCCTAAACTCCTTTACACTAGGTGTGTGTCCCAATTCTTCTGCAACCTTCTTTATTTTATCTAACAACTGATCAGGGCAACTACCACGTTTATTCTTGAGCTCTAGTCGCATCTTTGTTCCCTTCCTCGCTGTGTTGGCCTTGGTTACGTTTTTCCATTGCTTCTTACGGTTACCGTTACGTTTGGGGCTCACAATGTGCTCTACTTTCAGGTAGTTTTTTATTAGTTTTTCCCTTGTTGCTTCGCCTACCAGTGCTGTGCTTGTTTGTAGTTTCGTTATCTCTTTATATTTATGTGTATCCATATCATGACATGCTGTTAAGTGCCCTGCTAACCCCTTAAACATACGACCACATAGGTGGCATTGTATCTTTGTTTTGTCTGGACTCATTAGTAAAACACCTTCATATCCATACCCCTTCTTAAACTCTCTTAACGGCTCTTTGTAGTTCGCAAACACCAACTCTTCTTGGTTTGGTGTGTCACCTATGCCCCCCTCCTTTCTAAACCGTTTCCTATTAAGGTGGTTATCGCAACATTTTTTCGTACAGTATTTCTGTATAGCACTTCTTTGTTTGAACTTTGTGTCACACCCCTTACAGTTAATCTTCTTTAATCTCTTCTTTTTGTACTTCATTACTTCTCTATAACAAACACAAGCATATCGGTTTCCGGGTAGTAATCCCACCTATCCTTTAGGCATCTATTACCATAGAAGGCTGCTACAGCTGGATGCATATCCCGGGATCTCCCCCTCACTTCTATTAGGCCATTACCTAATTTAATTACTCTCATTGGGCTAAGTTAATAATTAAAATCCGTCCCACTCATCCGCTGGATGTGTGTCGGGTAAATCCTCTCTACTTGGTAGTGCCTCGTCATAGTCTAGCTCATTACAGTAAGTTGCATAGGAATCTATTCCACCATCCTCATTCTCGTATGCCCCCTCCATCTCAGTTGCTACTATATTCATTGCATGTGCCTCGCTTATCCCCTCTTCGTTTACTAGGTAGTAGTAATAGTCCCAATCGAACTTCACTGGATCACCTTGGTTGCTGTTATATATTTCCATTATAGTATTCCTAACTTAACTGAACTATTGTACCAAGCTCCATATCCACTCTGTTTATAGATCATTACAGCACAATCTATCTGACTATCTACCCTAGTGATGTCTGTCATCCCACACTGTCTCTTTGCTGTACTCGGTAAAATTTGAAAGATACCAATCGACTTCTCTCTATGTACTTCTCTATAACTACATTCTCCGAACTCTACAGCGTAATAAGTACCATTAGGTCTTTGACAGTGCTTCACCCATGTTTGTGGTACTATTTCAGGATCATGTGCACTACTCTCTTTATTTGCGATATTAACTAGGTTATTAATCTCTTCATTACTTAGATCTGTATTAATAGCCATGTATTCCACTATGTAATCTCTTCTCTCAGACACCCCCTCAGGGTATCCATTGTAGTATTTATAGTAAACCCTTTCCCAAGCTGACAACTCTACTGGTCCTTGCTCAACCTTATCAAACGCTCCTACAGTTCTTTCTGTAGTTAAACAGAACATTACTATTATTAGTATAAGTGCTACTACAAACAATCTCGGTCCATCATTCCACTTGGGTCCTTTCTTAGTGCTTCTCATAATTAGGCAGTTAAATAATTAAGAACTTCATCTAGGTGCTTTTGTGCTGATTCAAACTTCTTTAATCTTACACATATTTCTGCTAACTCTACTAAATCACTTATGATCTTCACTCGGTTCTCAAGTAACTCTATTTGGTAATCCTTCATTAACAGTTTTCGTAACAAGTAGGGCAAATACGTATATCTTGGTCTAGTTCATCTCCGCAACAACTGTAACCTCCATCGTTCTCATCTTTTTTATCGGGTAGTTCGATTTGGCTCAATCCTCTTTCGATTGCTTCGAGCGTTTTCTCTACCCCTTCGTAATCCTTAGTTTCTACCCTAAGTTCCGCTATCTCTGCATATATTCTCACTAGTCTAACCCGCTTCTCCAAAAGTTCTACTTGGTAGCCTTTCAACTTCTCTTTGTAGTCCTTCATCGACTCATTGTAATATCTAATTCTAGAGTGTCCTGTTCTTTTACTTCTTCGTACCAGAAATATTGTCTACATCCTCCACAGTATAAGTCTCCGGGTAATCCATCTGGGAACCTAACTTCATACTGGACTACATCCCCATGTTCATACGAGGCGTCTTCTGTAAAGACTTCTTGGTGAACATCATCTAACTCAAAATGACAGCTTGGGCAACACTTCATTGGGCATTTGTTAATAAGTTAATTTAAACTTAATTAATACTAACACAACGGTGGGGTAATACAACAGATAGTAACCCGAAAACATTAGGCAAGAAAAAAGAGGGTAAATTCCTCACAAAATTAAAACCCTCCTTAATCCGTATCCCATTTATACGGGTTCATTATAGCAAAAGGACCACCCTGCTCTTAAGTGATCCCAATGTGCGCCTTTAATGATTGTTGTGTGTTGACAGTAAATAGTGACTGAGAACAAACGGCGATGAATATCTCCCTATTCTTGTGTCAATGAGCATGTGCTTTTAACTTCATTCGGTAAGGGTATCTTAAGTCCTTACTATTTATAGACTACTGCTTTTTGTGAGGGAAGTCAACATAGACACCGATCTTTGCTAGTACATCGAAAACGCCCTCTGCTACCTCACCTACCTGTTTAGTAGTTAGCTCCTTGGTTGATGTAATCCCAAACATTTTACTTTGAACGCTCCTCCAAAATACGTTTTTTACACTATCTTGATTCCATTGAAATGGGTATTCTTTAGATCCTATAGTCAGGGTTAAATAGGGCCCATTTTCATTTAGAGCTTCGGCTATGTGTTTGAACCACAAATGGTAGCTTCGATTCTGTTTCAGTGTACGCTTGGGTTTTTTCACCTCTACCTCATAAACACCATCAGGCAAGTCCGTTTTAATTATCAAAGTTCCTTCGTGGATTTCGGCTTTATAGATCATTTTTTCTTTAGGATATGCCCAATATCTTCATCGTAATAAACCTCAATCTCACATTCGCCCCCTTCTAGGTGTCCTAACAGACTAATTTCTGTTAGTTTATTGATACCAGCATTAATATTAACCGCCTTGATGGGAATATTATATTTTTCTCCATCAACGTCTAGGAAGCACCGTATATCATTAGGTACCTTGCCAAGTTTTATTTTTAGCTTTGCTGTTTTCATAATTAGAACGGTAAATCATCTAAACTTGTGTCATCCAATTCTTTTGCTACACGTTCTTCGTATTTCTTCTTTGCTACTTGCATCTGTGAATTACTCATCCACCCACTGTCTCCACCACCCCATCCTCGATATGGTTTTCCTGTTTTCTTAGAAACGCCCTCAAGCCATCTCCAAGTTACTCCATCAATTTCGATAGGCTGAATGTTCTGCGTAACATCCTTAACTTCTTTTTGTGGCATCTCAGCTCGATTTTTCGATACATCTTCACCTTTGTACCATGCATCAATTTGGGACTCGATATCTCTTTTTGCATGATCCTTTAAATATACCTGTTTTCCATATGCGTCTAAATTCTCCCAATACACCTTAAGGTTTGGTGCATCATAAAGTTCCTCTCCTATACCTACTTGCACCGCACAACGCTTTGTAGCGTCACTCACAGCGTCTTTTAGGGGTTCTTTAGTAAATGCATTGCTACAGTAGCCTACATCCTCAAAAACCAACCAATCAGTTTCTTGTCGGACTCTTAGAACCCCATGCACGCTTTTGTCTTCATTTACAGTGTATGAGAATTGCCAGTTACCAAAGCCGAATTTTTCATTAAGTTCCCGTCTAGCTGCTCTAGCATCTATATAAATCAATAAGGTCACATATTTGTCCTGCTTAACTCTATCAACTCGGTATTTTATTTCTTCACGTTTTATCATTGGGCGATTTTTAATAATTAATTACTTTCAAAATACTCTGTAAGTATCATACGTATAACTGCAGCAATTGGCATATTATATTTGTCTGCTAATCCCTGCAGTTGTTTTTTTAGGTCCTCCCCTAGAATCATGTTGAACTTATCTTTGTTTGTAAACATCGTCTTGTATGTTGATTTAAGTTTGTACAAGTATGACATAAGGATGGGGTAATGTCAATTACATTTTCTTAACTAAATCCTTGAAATTGGGTATCTTTGACCTATCCACTGGTTTATGTTTCTTTGGTGGTACGAAAGTGTTCTTTTTGTGTATAGGTTTTTTGTATTGATCGAACTTATCATCTCTTACCCACTTGTAGAATGCTAGATCATACTTCTTGTATTTACCACCTTTGATATCACAGTACTCTATGAAGTCATCTATCGCTTTACCACAATCCTTGTCTGGATATTTCTCAAGTGCGCTTTTTAATACCTTATCTTTTAGTTTCTTAAATTTTGAGAGTGTATTTATATATTCTTTCTTTTCTTTTATTTCTTTATATTCTTTAGTAGTTGTCATTCGTTTGTCATTCGTTTGTCGTTTGTTTGTCATCCGTTTGTCATGTTGCTTGTCATTGTATTGGTAGTCATCGTAGTTTGTTACTTCTATTAGTGTGTATTGGGTGTGTCGGTGCTTTGTCAACTCCCTTGTCAAAAAAAGCTTATTTAGTGCAACTCTCACCTGACGTACACTCAAACCTGTGCCAGTAGATACTTTCTCAAGGCTGGTAATAAAGCTTCCTCTTTTAATGGTTTTTCCCTTCCATTTCTTATCTTTGTAGTTGGCCTTTAGAAGGCAATACATAAATAGACGAAATGTATTGTGGTCGTCAAACCACTCCCATTCTAGGATTTTTTTGTGGACTAGTATCCACCCTCCTGGTTCTTGCATAGTTCGGTCGGTTAAAAAATAAAAACCTAATTGAACAGACAACGTTTAACCGACCAAGGTGAAGAGTGTTGTCTGCTCGATCCGATCTTTATTAATACTTACAATTGAGATCTGGTCGGTTTGTTATTACTAATATAGATATTCCCATACCACATGTCAAGACAAAAACTAATAAGATATATCGATTCTATCCTTCGGATTCTTTTCGATATAAACCTTCTTGACATAGTTCCTACACCGTCTATACTATAACCATAAATTAACCAAATAACTGTCCAATGCAAGTAATGCCATCACGTCAAGCAAAGAGGTCTGACACAAAAGAGAAGAGAACCACACAGGCACTGTACGATTCAACACAAGAGCACTTTCGGTTCCTAGAATGGAAGAAGGAACAGGGATTAGAAATGACCCCTAGTATGTATGACGATATGGACGACGACTTACTCTATATACTTTAATAATTAATTATGAGAAAGTTCGAGATAGTAGAGAGGTATGTAGGTATGAGTGGGGAAATCTGTGAACCACAAATACTTGAGTATAACGAGGAAGAAGGCTTCTACACGATAGAATATATAAATGGCATTGGGGGATGTGCAGTTTATGGCTGGGACTTAGATAGGATAATAGAAGCAGGTGCAACATGGTTAAGAGAGGTGAAGCCAGAAAGGTGGAAGGCGGGGCAACATAATTGCTACTACTATATAAACACATGCGGAACAGTCTTCGAGTGTAGTCATATGTTTTCAGAAGATAATGATAATTACAGTGTAGGTAACTACTTCAAAACAAGAGAACAAGCACAAGTAGTAGCAGATAAAATAAAAGCACTACTAAAAGAAGAACAAGATAAATTACTTATTAAGGATTAATAATGAATAAATTAGAAGTACAAAAAAGAGTCTTAAAAAATGGTGAGCCATTAAGCGAGGACCTGTTTACTTGGGATGGAAATACAAGGACCTTTAGTTCGGAGGAAGATAGTTTAGTGTTAGATTTCGTTGAACAAACGGACTGTACGTTTAAAACTGGTTGGGACTGTACGTTTAAAACTGGTTCGGGCTGTACGTTTGATACTAGTTCGGGCTGTACGTTTGATACTGGTTCAAACTGTACGTTTAAAACTAGTTCGGGCTGTACGTTTAAAACTGGTTGGGACTGTACGTTTAAAACTGGTTCGGGCTGTACGTTTAAAACTAGTTCGGGCTGTACGTTTGATACTAGTTCGGGCTGTACGTTTGATACTGGTTCAAACTGTACGTTTAAAACTGGTTCGGGTTGTGTTGTTGTTAGGCGTGATATTTATGAAGTCATAGAGCTTGTTGAAGGGCAAACAATAAAACTCAACAACTATGCCATTAGTGGTTACACAGTAATAAACCCAGAAAAGAAAATAATAATAGATGGCAAAGACATAGAGATTAGCAAAGAGTCTTTTGAAGAACTTAAAAAACAATTATTAGAGGAAGAATAATGAGAGATAACAAAACACTAACACCATGTATAGAATGCAAAAAGGGATACCCAAGAAAAATAATGGCTTCAATATACGGTGACTGGATATGCCCTAATTGTATAAATGATCAACTAGATAAGATAGAACAGAACGCTATAAGAGCAGTATTGAAGGATGTGTTGGACTGTATCGAGAATCCACAACATAAACACTACTCAAGCCCTAAGCGATATATTAAATCATTAATTAAGAATAATGGAGGATAAGAAGGAGGAGTTTTATAAAAGGTTCACAACGCTCCATATGAGTTTAGAAAATATTCTTGTACGACCTAGTTATATATTTCGTGATACAGACCCGACATTATTGTGGCAATGGATAGAATCTAGTTTTGAACCTAAGAAGGATGAATAAGAAATTTCAGTGTGTTCAATGTGAAAATATATATAATAATGAAATGCAGTACAAGGGACACTTAGGTGCTAAAAAAAATATAGAAGCAGGGTGTAAATTCAAGGCATATCCAGTTAGATTCGATGATAAACCATTAATGTCGGGTGGGTCGCCTAGAAGGATTCTACAAGGTAATATGAGAATAATTTATAGTGATTGATCTTTAACAACCTGTATAGATGTGGCGGAATAGGTAGACGCAATGATGTTGACTAATTACGGTTCCAATTGCACATCAAGAGGAAGAGTGAGAACCTCATAAAAAACACTAGTTAATACCGTTTATTAGACTGTAGGGCAGTAGTGCAAATCCTTTGAGGGGCATATGGTCAGGACAGTACAAGTCGAAAGAGAAGTACTCATAACACCTAGAGTGTCCTAGCTTAGGCAGTAAGCTGGTAAATGCAAATCCCTACCATCTATACAGGTTTTGAGAGATTAATTTATTAAACAAGTAGTATGCTTGAGATATTGGGTAGCGCATTTGAGGGACTTATTATGGAACTTAGTGAGTGGGACCCAATCTCACCACTTATAGAAACAGACATACAACAAACACTAGCTAAGTGTCTAATATTTTATTTAGGAATAATGTTAATTAACGCTTTATGATGCCACCACTAACTAAGAGACAAGCAGAACTACTAAGAGTAATAAAGACCTTCTACAGAAAGAATGGCTATATGCCGTCGCTAGAAGAGATGGCAAAGAGGATGAAGGTTAGTTCTTTGAGTACTATACACGAACACCTAGAGAACATAGAGAATAAAGGATATATCTGTAGAGAGATGAATGCAGCAAGGGGTATCACTCTAATGGATGAGAAGGAAAGCTTTAGGGTTAATGTAATCAAATCAACAAAGAGAAATACCGATAGATATGGGCGAATAGACTTCGACAAATTCGGTAAAGACGTTCTTAATTTATTAAACTCATAAGATGAAGAATAACAGCAAGATAGTAAAGGATATATTCAGAGTAAAGCAAACGCAAACCTTAAAGGAGTTTATGAAAGCAAGGATGGATCACTCCAGGCAAATTATTAAGAGTATTCTAAAGACTACTGAGGAAAGTAAGAAAAGGGATGTGTAGTTCAGCAAGGATACTAATAAAAAACAAAGTAATGAGATGTATGGATTGCGACTATATAGAAATGCGACCAAAGACTATAAACTGGCTTGACTGGACATGGCATCATTCATGTACTAAACTAAAAGGGAAAGTAAGTGTCAGAGCAAGTAAGATAGAATCTATAATGGAGAGATACTCCAAGCTAGAAGAGGAGTCAAAGGAACTAGAACAAACAGATATTTATAAAGGTTTAATGAATACTTAATCACTATATATGGCAAAAGTAGGAAGACCAACAGTAATGACAGAGGAGGTACTAAGAAAACTAGAGGAGATATTCTCTTTGGGTGGAAGTGACAGAGAGGCTACATTCTACGCTGGTATAAGTATGCAGTCGTTGTACGAATATCAGAAAAAAAATCCCGAATATGCAGAGCGAAAAGCAGCACTTAAGGAAAAGCCAGTACTAAAGGCACGAAGGACGATAGTAGATAGTCTGGATGATCCTGACTATGCATTCAAGTATGTAGAAAGGAAGAAGAAGGATGAGTTCTCACTAAGAAGTGAAGTAACAGGAGCTGATGGAGGACCAATGGAAGTTAGTGGAATGATTAATATATTCGATCCTGACAAAGATGGATCTGAACCTAAGCAATAAACAATATAAGTTCGTTAAAGCTCTCAGAGACTCTAACTATAGATACTATCTTTATGGTGGAGGAATGGGGGGAGGTAAATCATACCTCTTAGCAATAGCGATACTCTCACAAGCATACAACTACCCAAACACAAGATACGGTGTATTCAGAAAGAATCTTACTGTACTCAAGAGAACTACATACCAAACATTCAAGAAAGTAGCCGAACAATATGGAATACCTTATTCAGAGAATAGGGCAGACATGTATTGGAAGCTACCCAATGGATCAGAGATATACTTCGTTGAAATAGACCATACTAAAGACCCCGACTTCAATAAGGTAAAAGGTTTCGAGTTAACAGCGGCTGGAATAGATGAGGCTAACGAGATCCTAGAAGCAGGCTTTAATATCTTAATGGCTAGGGTAGGTAGAGAGAATAGCAATGGAGAGAAGGCGTATATCTTCTGTACATGTAACCCTGATCAAGGATGGATTAAACAAAGGTTCTATGATCCCTATACACAAGAGCGACTAGAAGAGCCCTATTATTATATGCCGGCTTTGGCTAAAGACAATCCATGGAATAGTTCTGAGTATCTAGAAGCATTAGAACATTTACCAGAAGCAGAGTATGAGAGATACGTAATGGGTAATTGGGACTTCTCTGATGATCCTAACCAACTTATTAGGTATGAATGGGTAAGAGATAATCTAATCGAGCCTACTAAAGGAGATGCTGATGCAATGGGGGTTGATGTAGCAAGGTCTGGTAACGATAGATCAACAATAGCCTACAGGAAAGATAATACTATAACGAATGTGGAAGTAATCAGCACTCAGGACACGATGGTGCTAACAGAGGCTGTAATACAAAGAGGTAATGATAGGAATGTAGGATACGAACACATAAACGTTGATGTAGTTGGTGTGGGTGGGGGAGTAGTTGATGCACTAAAGGCAAAGGGTTGGTATGTACACGAATATAATTCTGGAGGTAAGCCAGGCGAATATGATGGTGCATTACAATACAAGAATAAAAGAGCCCAAAGTTACTGGGAATTTAGGGAGGGTCTCAGAGAGGGGACCATTAAGATACCAAACAATCAAGACTTGATTAATGAGCTCCTCTCTCTAAGGTACTTCGTAAAGGACAAATATATACAAATAGAGTCAAAGCAGGAGCTTAAAAAGAGGTTAGGTAAATCGCCCGATCTTGCCGATGCATGCGTCATGGCATTTGAAAAGCCAGACATAGGTTACATAGGCTTCCTAGAATATGACGAAGATATTGACGACTAGCCTAATCTATACTATATTAGAGTAACCTCCAAATATATGTGTACACAATAAAAACATGGGATTTATCGATTCTTTCAAGAACGTCTTCACTAAAGACGCCCGTCAAGACGTCAACCTTACCAATATTAATAAGTGGACCGACTTCAGTAACCTAATTTCAAGCGAAAATTTCCTCGAGCAGTATTTCGGCTGGACCTATGTTGCTTCAAGTTATACTGCAGAAGCGGTAGGTAGACAAGAAATATACCTTGTTGATAACACAGGGGAGAGATTAGAGGTAGAAAAGAATAATATTTGGAGAGATCTTAAAAGATTCAATGAGTATCAGACACTATACGATGGTAGAGTAATCACACAATTACACCTATCATTAACAGGACAAGCTTACTGGTATATGCCAGACAGAGAAGATGGCGTAAGAGGTAAGGAGTTCTTTGTATTGAATCCAGAGAAGATTTCTGCAACCCTAGACAAGAGAAATGGTTTACCAATAGGGTATAAGTACGTAGATGTAGAAGGAAAGATTACGAACTTCCAAGCAGATGAGGTAATACACTTCAGACTACCTAATCCAATTAGTCCACTAAAAGGTTATGGACCGCTACAAGGTTCTAAATACCCACACAATACATGGGAAGCCTACAGTAACTTCAACTTTAACTTCATGATGAACAACGCTCGTCCTAATGGGATGATCTTTGTTGATGCAGATGAACCGACCACAAGAAGGTTTGAGAAGGAGTTGAGGTCTAAGTACATGGGAACTAAGAGGGCAGGTAGAACAGCAGTGATGAATAAAAAGCTTGAGTTTATCGAGTGGCAACACACAGCAAAAGATATGCAGTTCCAAGAATCACTCGAGCAAATGGCTAGGGATATATTGGCGATGCATAAAGTACCAGCTGACTTGGTTAAAGGAGGAGGAACATTTAATAACGTAGAAGAAGCACAGATCGTATTCCAAACATACAACACAGATGTAAGACTATCTCAAGAAGAAGCAGTTCTCAATGAGCAGTTGGTTGTTAAATATATGGGCAAAGAAGGCGCAAGCTTTAAATTCTCTTATGTGTCTCCTATTGCAAAAGATAAGGACAAAGAGGTTGGAAGATCAGTATCTTTATATGCAGCAGGGATAATCACTAAGAACGAAGCAAGGGAACTTGTTGAACTAGAGGAGATAGAAGGTGGTAGTGGATTTGTTGAGGTAGAAACAAGACAACGATTCCCATTCCCACAACCAACAGGCGATGAGAAGAAGATTAATGCAGTACTAGACGAAGTAAGAGAGATGAAGAAAGAATCTAAAGAGCTAACTAAAGAGGTTAAAGAGGTATTCAGTGAAGAAAACGCAAGAGACCAGATCAAGAAGAAGGCATTAAAAGAAAACCTAAGCGGTGAAGTTAAGATGCTATCTGGTTTCCAAGGGTACTTTAATGAACAAGAAAAGAATATATTTCCTAAGAATGAGAATCCAGAAAAGAAGATAACGATTAAACAACAAGGGCTTGATCCAGCACAAGAGACAACAGCAGGAATAGAGATTTTATCTCCTACTTATGAGGGTGCAGCAAGAGACTTCAATCTATTTGCTAGTGACCTAATGGATGATAATCGAGCATTAGACAGTGATGACTTCAAGTTACTGAAATCACAATTAGGACAATCAATAAGAGAGATAAACGATACTTCACAAAAAGAGCTATCGAAACTAATAGCAGAGAACGTTCAATCAGGTGCATCGCTAAGAGACCTTAAGCAGAGCGTTATTGATTACTACGATCAGGTTATTAGTGGACAAGCAAATGTAAACGTTTTAAAGGACAATGGAGTATGGGAAGAGAGATCAGAAGTAAATATCGAAGGGGATATAGTTAAGGGATCAAGCAATAGATACAATAAGATGCTTGAGAACATTAGTAGAATGCAAGACAAAGCAAAACAACTACAATCAGCGCAAGCACTGGTTAACTCATTAGATTATAGTGATCCACTTGCTACAGGTATAGAGCAAACAGCAGAGATTTTCTACAATGTTAAACCACAAGAAGGTATAAACGAATCAAGAGCAACCC